CGTTGGAAGCGTTGGTTGGTCTTGTTGGATCTGATCGCACAGGCGTCGTTGCTGAGCACAGCATCATCGCCACGTTCGACACGCATGTGATCGTCGAAGCGGATCAGAAGCTCTACAAGATCCAATACACCGTGAGCCCCAACGCTGTTTTCAGTTTGGGGAAGTCAGAGCCTGTGTATGTTCAGCGCGTTCCTCGTCAGAGGGTTGCGGAAGACTTCATGTACGGCGCGGTCGATGCCCTTCTGACAGATCGTCTGGATGACGCTGTTGCTTATGCGTCGCAGCTTGTTCCGTATCTGGGAGAGGCCAAGGAGCTTCTGTCCTATCGGGATGTGGCGAAGCGCGTGGATACTCTCCTTGGGCGTGACTGTTCGTGGAAGAACGTCGTGCTGGAGAGCGAGCAGGCTGTGTACCGAGGCACGGCGCACTTCGGAAAACTCTATGATGGGTCCATGAATCCATCCGACATCGCTGGCTTCGACGAACTTGTTCGCACGGAGTTCGGGGAGCAAGTCACGGAGCTGGAGACGATCTGGCAGACCGTAAACTCGTTGGAAAGCGTGTTGAAGCTGTTGCCGGACGACAAGCGTTCTGAGGCTTCGTACACAAATCTGGTCGAGGACTACAAAAGCGATCTTGCTGAAGTGCGAAGCATGCTGAATGATGTTCAGCATCAAGTGCAAGACGCTGCTGTGCTTGGACGTGTTAGCGATGCGGTAGCCGCATCTATACCGAAGTACCGGGCGCTGTGCTCGTATCTTCAAACTGCCATTTCTCGTTGATTGCTGCGTGTAGGAGAATCCCATGAGCCACAATCTGACCACTCTTGCTGAAGACCTTGAAGCCATCGGGCTGTTGCCGAAGCGGGATCTGAAGCTCGTTGCGCCGACAGCGCGTGTGATCGACGAAGCCAAGAAGGCGAAGGCGAAGGCGGAGGATTGCGACGACGACGAGGAAATGGACGACGACGACGAGGAAATGGACGACGACGACATGGAAGATGTCGAAGTCGATGCTGAAGGCAACCCGATCGACGAAGCGATGCGGATTCGCAAGCGTTTTGCTCGTACGGCCAGCGGTGCCTACAAGTTGACGCGCACCAAGAAGACGAGCGCGGCAGATCGCCTCAAGGGCAAGAAGATGCGTCGCTCGGCAGCGGGCAAGAAGTCGGTTCGCAAGCGCATCCGCAAGATGAAGACCTCGAAGGCCAAGCGTTTTGCGACGAAGCTGGCGGCGAAGCACCACGAGAGCACAGGCGGCATGGGCCGCGTGGCGAACCTTCTGGACGATGTGCAGCGCGTCCTGAAAGGCAAGACCGTAACCGAGAGCCTGGACACGGACACCCGCAAGAAGGTCTCACACGCCTTCGCTCAGCTTGCTCTCACGGCTGATACCTTGGCCACCAAGTTCGAGTCGCTGGAGGACTCTGATTTGGACGAGGTTCGTGACGAGTTGTTGGCTGACCTGCGCGAGATGGCCGAGGACTACGGCGATGCCGCCCTCAAGATTCGTGACGGCCAGATCGACGAGAGCGAAGACAACCTGTCCCTGGCATTCGACGAAGACGTTCGGGACTTGCTCCACTACCTCGAAATCTACGACGACTGTTCAGCGGGAAACGACTGAGGCTGGCAGAGGCACCGCGCCTGCGGAAAACGGCCTACCGGAGCGGACGACTGGATGTTGTAGGGTACGAAGGAAATACAGCGAAACGCAGAACGAGAAAATCTCCGAAGAAAACAGCGCGTTCTGCGATCCAAGGAACCCCGTTTAGAAGCAAGTTTCGCTGGCAAAGGTACTGATGACGACATCTACAAATCCTACCGACCGCGTTATCGATCGTACTCAAGAACTGAACGATTACCGTCCGATCAAGCTCCAGGTTGTGGAGAGTAGCGACGGTACCGGCAAGGTTCGTGTGCGCGGGGAGTTTGCGCGGTGTGATTTGGCCACGCAGAACGGGCGTGTTTATTCGCGTTCGCTGTTCGAGCGTGAAGTTGGCCGCATGTCGAAGGACTTGGGAGCACGCAAGGTTTTTGGCGAGTTGGACCATCCCACGGATGGCCGCACGCTTCTGACTCGTGTCTCCCACGTCATCACCAGCCTGGAAGTCCAGGAAGACGGTACGGTCATCGGGGAAGCGGAGATTCTGGACACCAGTCGCGGGCAGGATCTGAAGGCATTGCTCAAGAGCGGTTGCTCTGTCGGTGTGTCTTCGCGCGGAACCGGTTCGACCAAGACCACCAAACAAGGCCAGGAAGAAGTCCAAGAGGACTATCGTCTCGGTACGTTCGACTTCGTGGCTGAACCTGCGGATCAAACGGCGTACCCCAAGACCTTCTTCGAATCGGTTGACGGCAAGTTGCCCGAAGGGCTCTCGCTTGAGCAGGCTCTCCAAGCGGCTGAAGAAGCGGCTTCGGCACGGGTCGAGAATCAACTGCGGCATGAGTTCGCTTCGAAGTTGCCGTTGTTGATTGAGCGTCTCAAGAGTGATCTTCGTGGCGAAATCGAAGCTCAGCTTTTGGCGGACCCTGCCATCGCTGGTGCCAAGACGGCCCTGGAAGGGGTAAAGCAACTGCTTCGCCCGTTCATTCTCCCTGACGACATCGAGACCACCTTGGCGGAGCGGGATTCGGAACTGGTGCGTTTGCGCAACGCTGTGGCAACGCGCGATTTGAAGATCCGTGAGTTGGAGGACGACGGCGTGAAGCTGGAGACTCTGGCGCGCACGACTGGTCACAAGTATTTCGTTGAGCGCGTGATTCGCGACAACGTGAACGCGGAAATCATCCGGGCAGCGCTGGGTGATCTCGGAGCCTTCGCTTCCTTGACCGACCTCAAGGAAAAGCTTGAAGCCGTCCAGGGCGAGCTTGTGGCCAAGGAGCGTCTTGAGACAGCGGAAGCAGATCGCTTGGCTGAAGCTGCGCAGGCTCGCGCTGCTAAGGCGAGGGCCGAGGCCGAAGCCCAGGAAGCTGTGACGGCCAAGGTTCGGGAAGAAGCGGAAGCAGAGAAGGCTGTGCTGTTGCAGCGGTTGGAGGTAGCCGAGGCTGCTGCTGCCTCTGCTCGTGCCACCGTGTTGTCTGAGGCCCGTGAGTCGGAATCAGAGCAGGCTCGCTTGCTGACTGAGGAACGTGCGGCCCGTAAGGCGCTCGAAGCCAAGAACGATGATCGCATCGAGGAGCTTCAGGAAGCTCTTACCAAGGCTGTCGCGGCCAACAAGATCCAAGCGCTCACTGCGCATATCGAACGTAAGATCGCTCGTCACCCCAAAGCCAGCGAGATTCGTCTTGCTTTGAACGAAACGATCAATGAGGATACGACGCGCGCTGAGATCGATGAGTTCATCGAGACTTTCCCCGTAGAGACTGTGAATGAAGATCCAGACAATCTCCGTAGTCGTGTGCGTCGTTTGACGCGCGGCGGACGCCAACCGGGTGCGTTGGTTGAAGAAACAAAAGGTACTCCTGCGGCCAAGGGTGGTCGTAGCGATGACGACAGTGATTACCAAGGGCTCGGAACAGACATCGGAACCATCCGTAAGCTGTCCGGCTTGGGTTGAGTAGGAAGGATCAGGAGGAGTCTATGAACGACGTATTGCCAACTCGTCAACTGCAAGAAGAAGGTGGTTCTCGTACCATCATGGACGAGGGCTACGTCCAGGCTCTCGACCACAAGTGGAACAAGCTTCTCGAAGGCGTGCCCGCGCGCACACCCATCGAGCGGCATGCCCGCAACGTGACCGCGATGCTGTTCGAAAACCAGGCTCGCCACCTGAAGGGTCTGAACGAAGACACTCGTCAGATGAACGTGGGTTCATTCACGAAGTTCATCTTTCCGATCCTTCGTCGCGTGTTCCCCAACCTGATCGCCAACGAAATCGTCTCGGTTCAGCCGATGACGGGTCCGGTGGGCGCGGTGTTCTACCTGGACTACGTCTACTCGACGAACAAGGGTCCGACCGCTGCTGGCAACGTGATGCCGCGTGACTTCGACAAGGACTACACGTCCGAGTTCGTCAACGGTGAAATGCTCGCGACCGGTAACGGCGTGGACTTCGGCGGCGCGGGTGCTGCCCTGAACACGAACCTGTCGTTCACGCCGGTTCGTCCTCTGGACACCACGCGGAACTTCAGCGCTGTGGTCAAGGAACTGAATCCGACCACAGGAGCCGTTATCCAGACGGCCACGGACGACGGCGTTGGCGGGTTCACTGGGGCAGTGGCCTCCGGTACCATCAACTACTCGAACGGCTCGATCTCGGGCTTCAAGTTCACGGCTGCGCCGTTGCTTGGCAACCAGATCAAGTCGTTCTACTTCTACGACGGTGAAATGAACACCAAGCTCCCCACGCTGAGCTTGGACGTCAAGAAGAAGCTCATCGAAGCGATTCCGCGTCGCCTCAAGAGCCTCTGGTCGTCGGAAGCCGCTGAAGACCTTCGGGCCTTGCACGGTGTGGACGCCGAGGGCGAAATGGTTGCCACGGCAGCCAACGAGATTGCACTCGAAATCGACCGCGAGATCATTCAGGAGCTGTTCCAGCTTTCGACTGGTACCACGGCGTCGTTCGACCGCATTCCGCCCGCAGGCATCAACGAGTTGGATCACCTTCGCGGCCTGCTCACGCAGATCAGCACGGTGTCCAACATCATCCACAAGAAGACGCTTCGTGCGCCTGCCAACTGGATCGTCACCAGCCCCGAGGTGTCGGCGCTCCTGGCGCAGTTCACCACGCACGGCGACTTCCGGGCATCCTACGTGTCCGGTCCCGAGAGCCCCTATGGACCGGCAGACATGCCGCGCCAGCTGACGCAGCACGGTCAGTTCGGCATCTACAAGGTCGGTACCTTGCAGAACAAGTGGCAGATTTACGAAGACCCGTTCTTCGCTCGCGACCAGATGCTGATCGGCCTCAAGGGCTCGACGTACCTGGATTCGGGCTACGCCTGGGCTCCGTACATCCCGCTCCAGATCACCGCGACGTTCCTGGACCCGAATGACTTGAGCTTCCGCAAGGCCATGCGTACTCGTTACGGCAAGGCTCCGCTGCGGCCCGAGTATTACGGCCAGGTCCGCATCACGAACATGTAATGGTGTCGTGAGCGTCTCTGCAAAGGGGTGGCCTTCGGGTCGCCCCTTTGTATTTGTGCTCCAGCGTGGTTAGGCTGCGGCTCTAAGACCGCGCGGTCCATAGGAGCAGACAATGGCACGATCAGCTGATATTGCAGAAGAACTCGCCGCAATTGACAAGACGTTTTCTCGTCCCGCAGAACGAGAACTGACTGAAGCGGTTATCCCAGGTGTGTCTGTAAGTGCGCTTCCTCCTGCTGCGGATCTTGGTAGCCCACGCGACCGGGTGTATGCTCTGCTCACGAAGATCCGGGACATCGAAACACAGCTCGAACAGCTACTGACCAATTTGAAGGAGTGACCCTATGGCTTTCCAACTTCCTCCAGGCGTAAGCAGTCTGGTGCTTCCTGGAATCGGCAGCATTTCCGCAGGGCAGATTCTACACGGGGATCTGGAACGCTACGTCACGTTGGGCCTTCTGATGGAAGTTCCCGATAGCGCCCCCGCGCCCAAGGCGGCTCCGAAGGCCGCTGCGGTGCTCACTGAGCAGCTTCCGGCAAGCGAGGAGCTTGTGGACAAGTCAGGGGAAGCAGCGGTGGACACGTCTGGGGAAGCAGAGGCGGACACGAGCCCAACTGATGAGCCGCACCCTTTCAAGGATCTCCCGCCCGTACGTCAGCCGAAGGCTCCCAACAAGCGGAGGTAATAGGTGCCTGCTCCTGCTGTAGTCCGGCAGCTGATGGACGAGGAACAACTGGTGGCGTGGATTCTGCGCTACCTGGGGGCTCCGTTCGTTAAGGTTGAGCTAACGGCAGAGCATATTGCGGACGCCATCGAAGAAGGTCGGCGGTGGTACACGGCCAAGAAGGGCTTGCACAAGCTGCTCTTTTTCGACGTGGTGCGTGGGGAAAGTGTGTACCAGCTACCACCCGATGTGGAGGTGGTCATAAACGTCGCTTTTGCTTCGACGGGGCTCGCCAGTTTGACCTCTGTGGCCTCTGCTGGGTTCGGGCCAGGGTTCGGTGGTATCGACTTGTTCGGAGGCGTGTTGACCTCGGCAGGCTCGTCAGTGCCCTCGTTATTCGGGTCCGTAACAGGCCCGCTGTCTGAGTGGACGCAGTCCATGCAGTACCTCGAACAGTTCTCGCGCGTGTTCAGTTCTGAACTGGATTGGCGTCAGGATCACAGAGAACTGCGTCTGTTTCCTCCGAATGGCTACCCGAGTGGCCTTGTCTGTCTGGAGTACAAGACCAATACCTTCACCATCGAGCAGTTGTCGGATCGCGATCACGACTTGGTGAAGCGGTTTTCGTTGATGGCGTGCAAGAAACGATTGGGGCGTATTCGGTCCAAGTACCCTGGTGGTTTTCCGACAGCACAGGGCAACGTGGACCTCGATGGAGCGACGCTTCTGGATGAGGCGCGCACGGAAGAAGAAACCCTCACCCTGGAAATCTACGAGCACGGATTCCCGATGGGCTTCGTGTTGGGCTGAAGCATGGCAACAGATCCCAAAGTTCGTCCCGTAGTCCACCCGAGTCCGGTAGCCCCGGCACTAGACGGTGTTTTCCATTTGGGCGATCAGGAGCGTTTCTTTTTCGATTGCGTTGCTTCTGAGGTAAACCACATCGCCGGTACAGAGGTGGATGTGTACCTGTTGAACAAGGGCAAGTCGCGGCGCGACCCTTTGTACGACGAGATGTCCACCGAAGCGTGGGATGGCCCGTTCCGTTTATCGGTCTACGTGGAATGGCCCGACCCCCTGCCGGAACCAAGGCAGGAAGGTTTTAGAGAGTCTTGGCAAAGTTCTATCTGGATTGCGCGTGTGGATCTGGATAGAGTGAAGGCGCGCGCTCCGTACTACGGGGACATCGTGCATTTTTGGAAAGTCCCGTTTTTTGATCACTTTTCGAACACGTACGATGTCGGTAAAAGCGCCAAAGGGTACTTTTTCACGATCATCTCTGTTGAGGATGATGGGCATTTGTTTGATAATGCCGCGTTCGTTGGCTTCAAGTGCGGCATCGCACGAAACAGCGAGTTCACACCTGAGCGTCGGCTGACAAACACGTAGGAGACACCATGAAGAATCGCAAAGAGTTGCTTGCACTGGTTGAGGAAGCGGAAGAAGGCGTGGACTACGATCCCAAGATGATGATCTACTTGGTGTCCGCCGCGAAGGCTGACGGCGTTGATCTCACCGACAAGGATTCTGTGGGTTCGTTCATCGACTCGCTCAAGGCGCTGATCACTCGCGACAAGTCATCTCTCATGGCTGCGTTGCGCAAGTATTCCAAGAAGGACGCCAAGCAGCTCTCGAAGCTCGCAATGAAGGCTTGATCCACTTTCGAGGGTGGCATGAACGCTGAAGATGTCGTCAACGAGATTGCTCAGGGAGTGTCGCCTGTTTGCGCGACATGCTCTCAGTATTGGCGAGGACGAGAGCTTGGGTTTCCGCGACCCAAATGTGCCACGCTTGTTCGATGCGGATCGCCCATCGCCGGGGACACGTTCAGTCAGTACGAAGGAATCATCACTGACTTCGGTCGGTGGTGTTTCGTATGTGCTGCTGAAGCCGAGTTCGCTGTTCAGGTTCGAGACGACGAGCGCCTGGTTGGGATTTGCAAGGGGCATGTGCGGTTGCTCACGGAGTTGGAAGCCAGCGAGCAGGGAACGCAATCTCCTCTTTTGAGCATTGCCACCGGTCGTACGCGGTTGCCGTTGCTTCAGTTGGTTCCGCCCCCGAAGAAGGGTTTGTTCCAGGCCATTGCTGAAATGGAAGCCGGGTTAGCGGCAGACGGTCAGCGCTAGGTGGGGATCCGGGTCACCAACAACACTTCTTCTGCGGTTGAGTATTTCCAGCAGCTAGAAGCACGTTTCGCCAGTCTGGGTGCGTACATGACGCACGGCAGCGCGAAGTTCGTTCGAGACGCTGTGGCTGCGGGGCAGCCTCCTTCTCGTGACGGCGAGCAGATGCGGAACGCGCTCGTTGTAGCCAAAGTTCTCGGATCGTCGCTGTCCGACCCGTTACGTTTGCCCAAGGCGTTTGCCGTGATGCTGGATGTCGGGCGCGTTCCCAAGGCCAAACTGCGCGAGCTTGGTCCGCTAGACGTCATCTACGTGCGTCCGCGCAAGCAGCGTGAAGTGCGTATCTCGCCTGAACTGTCAGTCTTGATGCAGTTCAGTCCCTGGACCTCTGATTTACTGCCGTTCTTCCCGTCACGTCGGCAAGCTGTACTGGTGTACCGAAAGGTAAGCAGAGAAGAAGCTGATGCTGTTAGAGCGGCGCGTGTGTTGGATGCTCCGCAGTGGCGAGCGAAGTTGGCGGCGGCTGGTGTTGATACGACAAAGCCTCGTCCGGCTGTAGTGAAGGTGGAGGTTACACCGGATTTAGCGTTTTACGCTGCGCGTCAGGAGTTCGGAGGCGGCAAGCAAGGGGCCAGGAAATTATGGCGAAAGGCCATAAGGCGCTTGGTAGGATCGGGGGTTTCGTCTATGATGCAGCGGCCTAGCGTGATCAAGCTTCTGAGAGATCCACGCGACAAAGGCTGGCGAACGCTGGCAAAACTCTCTACAGGTCACACGATCACTTCAGCGCAAGTCCAAGAGTTCGACAAGTTCCAAAAACGCCTTTAGATTCGAGGTAGATCATGGATGAGCAGGTAGTCAAAGGGTTGTCTCGCGTTCGGTTGGCCTTGCAAGAAACGCTGGACAGCGAAGACGGCGGAGCCCCTGGTGATCTCGGGGCGATCAATCTTCCTGTTGCGTCGGAGCGCGTGGACGCCTACCTCACTGATCTTGTCGATGCGTTGATGGCCGAGTACGACATCGACGAGGAGGACGCTTTCAACTTCATTATGAGCGTCGCGGACAGCTTGGCTGAATCCGGCGAGATGCCTCCGTTGCCGTCCGAGGACGACGAGGACGACCTCCAGTCCGAGTGGCTTGGTGTGGCGACCACGTCTGGCTTTGCGTCCACGGTCTTGGAAGTGGCAGAGGATTCTGCCGAGGACTGATAGTGCGTCCGCTGACCCCAGCGCAGATATCGCTAGAGGAACGAACCTACGGTAAAGCCCGGAATGGGGAAGTCCACATACGCGATTTTGATCGTGGGGTTGTTGAGACGTTTGGCGGCAAGGTTGTCTACGCAGAGGACTGCGAGTGGAACGGTAACTATTTCCTGCTGAACGTGGCAGGAGTTAGACCGCCTCCAGGGATGCCTGGTGTTCCGGTCAACTTTTCGCTTCCCGAGGACACAAACGACGTCTTCATTTTCCCGTCTGTGGTCATTGTTCGAGACGACATTACCCCCGCGACCAATCGGCGCTCCCTTGGAGCCTTGCAGTATCGCGTTCCGGCATACGGAGCCTTGCCTGCGCAGACTCAGTGGGGCTACAAAACGGCCACTGGCTACAACAAGATGGCCGAGCGTCCAACCGGTGTTCCGTACGACATTTCGTACACGATATCGGTGTACGCTTACAGGCGCGGGGATAAGCCTGGAGCGGGGGCTGGTAACAAGTCCAATGCCAATGCGTTGCTGGAACACGTTTTGCGTTGGTATCAGCCGTATACAGGGATCGACGTCTATGACAGCGTAGGGGATCGTAGGGTGTACTTCGCTACTACGGAGTCGGCTTCTCCCCTGGACGAGTCTGCCAATATCGGAGAACGGATCATTGGCTGGTCCCTACCAATGACGGTTGAAGCTGAGTTGGATCTCACGCCAGAATTGACCTACACGACAGCGCAGGGTCTCAACCTCAGACTGACGAGCAAGTAACATGGGACGCTATTACAACAAGACTCGAACACCTCTAGCTGCCTCTACCACCAAAGGGAACGTGATCACGTTTCCGTCGCGTGGTTGGGCCTATGTGCCGATCACCGAGGAATCGTCGCAATCCATCCAGGCCCAGGTGCGCAAGGGTCTGTTGGTGCGGGCAGATGCTCCCGAAGATTTTGCGCTGCTGACTCCACAGCCGGTAGCTAAGCTCGCGCCCGCGCCCGCGCCTGTGGTTCAAGAGGCTCGTAGTGCTCCTACCAGCGTTGTGGAAACGCCCGCAGACGAACCAAAAGATCCAACTGACGTTGTTGAAGATCGCATCAGCGATGAATCCATCACAAGCGACGTAACTGCGGAAGTTTCTGATCCGGCTGTCGAAAGTGTTGCTTTGGATGGTCCGAGTGTTGCAGACTCCCAATCGCGCAAGCCTCGTAGGAGATAGCGATGCCCGAACTATTGTCGCCTGGAGTTTTCGTTGAGGAAGTGCCGTCGCCCGTAACAACGGTGACCGGTGTTTCGACTTCCACACTGGGTCTTGCTGGCTACGCTCCGCGCGGTCCCACAGACGATGCCCAGTTTGTCACGTCGTTCGAACAGTACACGCGCATCTTTGGTCCGATCGTTCGTGAATCGTTGCTGGGCATGAGCTTGGCTGCGTTCTACGCGAACGGCGGTCGTCGTGCCTACGTCATTCGTGTTGCACCTTCGGATGCGTTGGCGGCTGACGCTCGGATCTTGAACGAGTACGACGATGAGCCGCTCGAAGTTGGTGATGGTGTCATCGACACGTTCTTCAAGTTCAGCGCCACGACTCTGATTCGTGCTGATGGTGGTCTGGCTCCGATCAAGCCTGGAACGCTTTCGATCAAGTACCGTGAGCTTGGCGCTCCGGTTGGTGGTCAGACGACCCGTGATCGTACGAACGGCGCGAACCTTACAACGCTCACAGGGCAAGCAAACTACGAAGGTCGGATCGATCCGGCGTCGTTGCCTGCTGCGGACTTCAATCTCGACGCGCTTGTGCGCGGTACTGTCACGGTCAACTACTCTGCGGCGACCTTGATTCAGAGCGTTGTGATCCCTGTGGGTACAGGGTCTGTTGTGACCGGCGTGCTCACTGTTGGTCCTGACACGGCCACGGTGACGTTCGATCACGAGACAGGGCGCTTCTCGCTCAAGACCACGGGCGCGTTGATCCCTGTCATTGGCGACAACGCTGCGGACATCACGGCGAACTTCACGCCTGCGACAGCCACGCGCGTGATCGCGGATGCTCAGATCGGAACCACCGATGAAGGCAATCTTACTGGAGCCACGATTGATGGTGTCTACGTCACGGTGGTGACGTCTGGTGCGGAGTCGGTCAATCCGAACACGGTCGTCTACTCGACTGGTGCCTATAACTTCAAGGCGCTCATTGCGCCGCACAACTTCGCCAAGGTGCTGGTGGATTACACCGTGGCGGCTTGGGACTTGAACCCCATCTCCGTGGGTGCTTGGGCTAATGATCTGAAGATGCGCGTGTCGGGGTCAATCGACTCTTTCGACGCGGACACTGGAACGTACACGTTGTACGACGTGCTTGTTCTGCTGCGCAACGCGGATACGGGCGTGTTCGACGTCATGGAGCAGTACACAGACATCTCGTTCACAGACCCAAACAACGCGGCGTACTTCCCAGACGTCATCAACGAGTTGTCGGATCTGTTCCGTGTTGTGGAACCCGGCAGTGACCAGAGCGTCAATCAGCTTAGCGGTCGTCCGCGCCAGACCATTATCGCTGGTGGCGATGCCCTGGCTGCCAGCAAGACGATTGTCTCTACGCTGGTTGGTCTTCCGATCTCGCCCCGTAGCGTGCTCATCACGTACACGGATTCGACGAGCGTTGCCCGAACCATTACGGACGACGGTAATGGAAATCTCGTCGGGGACGTGGACCCGACCGGAAACAACACGCTGAACTACACGATCGGTTTGTTGGATCTGAAGACGCTGTTCCTGATTGGTGGGGCTACGTTGGTCAACGCGACCTACGCCAGCGCTCCGCAGGAAACTACCCATGACGAACTGTGTGGCGATACCACCAAGCAGTTCACGATTGGGGTTGTGGACTTCTACCTCTCCGGTGTCGAGGGTACGTTCACCTCGTCTACCTGGGGTCGTGGGCAGTTCACGAGTCCTCTGCTCATCCCGACCAACAAGGGCATCTACGCGCTCAGCCGTGTGGACGACATCCTTCAGGTGATCTTGCCTGACTTCGCTGGCGACGTCACGGTCACAGGTGATTTGCTCGATTACGCCTTCGCGCGTTCGCAGCAGCCCAGCGGCGGAGATCGCTTCATCATTCTGACTGTCCCGATGGGCAGCAATCCCCAGGAAGCTGTGGATTGGCTTCGGTACTCGCTTGGGCGCGCGAGCGACTATGCGGCTGTGTACTGGCCGTGGATTCGAGTGGCAGACCCGTTGGCGAATGGTCGTCCTATGACCATGCCTCCGTTGGGACACATCGCGGGCATCTACGCTCGTACGGATTCCAACAAGAACGTAGGCAAGACGCCTGCTGGTACGGTGGACGGGCAGCTCAACTTCTTGCTTGGCCTGGAGTACGTGGCCACCCAAGGCGAGCGCGACCTTGTTTACCCGAACAAGATCAACCCGCTCATCAGTTCGCCGCAGACCGGCTTGGCTGTGTGGGGTGGTCGTACCATCTCCAACCGATCGGAATGGCGTTACATCAACGCGCGTCGGCTGTTCATGTTCTTGGAAAAGAGCATCTACAACGAGACGTTCTGGGCCGTGTTCGAAAACAACGGTCCTGGTCTCTGGGCCAAACTCCGAACGCAGATCGCAGGCTTCCTGAACTTCTTGTTTGGCGAAGGCTATTTCGCAGGGGCCAACCCGAGTCAAGCGTTCTTCGTCGTTTGTGATAACAGCAACAACTTGCCGGTGACAATTGATCAAGGGCAGGTCATCATGGACGTCGGTGTGGCTCCGAACAAACCGGCTGAATTTGTCCGTATTCGCTTTGCTCAGAAATCCGTTGAGTCTTGATTGAAGTTAGTTCCAAAGGGAGATAGGTAGAGCCATGCAACTCACGATCACAAACCTCACCACCACGCCCCGATACATTCGGGACTTGTATGCGTCTGTCCAGGTTGGAACGCCGACCGTGATTCAGCGCACAGCTGCACAGATCGAGGCCATGATTGGGCTTCAAGAGGCTGTCGTGGCTGGCGATGTCAGCTATTCGGTGACGCCGTCTGCGACGGAGACGTCCAGTCAGGTCTACCAAGCCCTGGACGTGGCGAATCCCGACAAGCTTCCGTCGTACACGACCGGTGGCCGTCCGGCTGCGGCTTCCGTTCCGCTGTCCACGATTTGGAACTCCACGACCGGCATTCCGAACTTCTCGAACGGTGCGGCCTGGGTGGATGCTACTGGCGCGGTCGTCTGATCTCTA